CATTATCGACGACCCGCAGAACCCCAAGATGGCGAACAGCGATGCGGAGCGCGCCGCGTCGATCAACTTCTTCTGCGGGACGCTGCAAACGCGACTAAACAACCCGAACTCCGGCGCGTTTATTCTCATCATGCAGCGGCTCCACGAAAAAGACCTTACCGGCTACATCCTCGGTGAGGAACTAGGCTACGAGCATATCTGCCTGCCCTCGGAGGCGACGGAGCGCACCGTGATTCACTTCCCCAAGAGCAAGCGCGAGATCGTTCGCGAGCCGGGCGACCTGCTCAACCCCAACCGGTTCAACAAGGCCACGCTCGAAGACCTCAAGAAATCGATGGGCAGCGCGCAGTACGCCGGGCAGATGCAGCAGGTTCCCACCCCGGCAGAAGGCTTGATATTCAAGCGCGAATGGATGAACAACGAGTACCAGCTCGCGCCGCCGCTTTCGATGGTCATACAGAGCTGGGACATGCCCTTCACCAAGTCGGAGGGGAGCGCCAAGTGCGCCGCGATCGTGATGGGCCGGAAAGGTTCGGACATCTACATCCTCGATGTCGTAAACGACAAGATGGAATTTACCGAGAGCGTCGCCGCGCTACGGCGGCTTTCGGGGAAATGGCCGAACGCCCGCGCAAAGGTCATTGAGAACAAGGCGAACGGCCCGGCCATCGTCAGTCACCTCAGGAAGGAGATCGCCGGGATGGTTGAGTTCAACCCGCGCGGAAGCAAAGAGGAACGCGCGCTATCGATCACCCCGTACTTCGAGGCCGGGAACATCCACTTCCCGAACCCGGCGCAGCACCCTTGGGTGAACGACCTGATAAACGACCTGCTGATCTTCCCACGCGGCCAGTACAAAGACACCGTGGACGCCCTCGTGCAGGGCGTATTGTATTTGATGGACAAGCCAACCACAACCCTCCCGCCGACCGAATACGGATACCAGCGGGAAAGCCCTTGGAGGAAGTGAGGTGTGACCGTTGCCGAGGAACATGACCGAATACGGCAGTATCGGCCAGCGGCGATACGCGGGCGTATTCTCGGAGGAGTTTCTACGCGAGCTGCAAGGCAAGCGCGGCATCGAAGTATACCGGGAAATGAGCGAAAACGACGAAATGTGCGGCGCGATCCTGTACGCCATCGAAACGCTCATACGCCAAGCCACTTGGAACGTTCAGCCGGGCGGCAGCAAGCCGAAGGACATCGAGTGCGCCGAGTTCGTCGAGAGCTGCATGAACGACATGCAGGAGACTTGGACGGACACCATCAGCGAGATCCTTTCGTTCCTCACCTTCGGATGGAGCTACCACGAAATCGTATACAAGCGCCGCACCGGGAACGAGCGCGACGCACGCGAACGCAGCAAGTTCACAGACGGCTTGATCGGCTGGCAGAAGCTTCCCATTCGCTCGCAGGAGACGCTATTTCGCTGGGAGTACGACAACAACGACAACCTGACCGGCATGACGCAGCTCCCACCGCCCACGTACATCATGGCGACCATCCCCATCGAGAAGGCGCTGCATTTCCGAACCAAGAGCCGGAAGAACAACCCCGAGGGGCGCAGCATTCTCCGCTCGGCCTACCGCGCATGGTATTTCAAGCGCAGGATTCAGGAGATCGAAGGCATGGGCATTGAGCGTGACCTTGCCGGCCTGCCGGTACTCACACCCCCGGATGGCGTCGACATCTGGAACACGGAAGACCCGGACATGCAGCAGGTGCTACAGCGCGCCGAAGCCATCGTGCGGAACATCCGGCGCGACGCGACGGAGGGCATCGTTAAGCCGTTCGGATGGACGCTTGACCTGCTCGCATCGGGCGGCAAGCGCCAGTTTGATACCAACGCCATCATCGACAGGTACGACACGCGCATCGCCATGTGTACGATGAGCGATTTCCTTCTGCTCGGCCATCAGAAGGTCGGCAGCTTCGCGCTCAGCAGCGACAAGACCAACCTGTTCAGCCTCGCGCTTGGCGCCTACCTCGATATCATCTGCGAGGTTTTCAACAACCAAGGCATTCCCCGGCTGATCGGGATGAACGCGGAACATTTCAGGGGCATCACCGAATACCCCAAGCTGATGCACGGCGACGTCGAAGCACCCGACCTCAAAGACCTTGCGGCCTACATCAAGGAGCTTACCGGCTGCGGCGTCATCATGCCGGACGAAGCCCTCGAAGACTACGCGCGCAAGCTCGCCAACCTGCCGGAGCGGCTTGAGGCCCAACAGTTTGACGCCGAGGCCCGCGCGCAACAGCGGCGCGCAGCCCGAGAGAAGCAGGACGCCGAAACCGGGGAGAAGATCGATACGGAAGACATAGCCCCGGAGGATGAGACCTTGGAGGAATAGACCGGTTCAGCGAGGTGGTGATTGAATGGGCATCCATGAAAAGCTCAGCAGCTTCATAGACGCCCAGAACCCGAAGCTCGCCACCTTCTTGACGCGGCAATGGAAGCAGCAACAGAACGCGATCACCTACAAGGAACTTCGGGAAGCCATTTTCAGCGGCCAGCTCGATATGAGCTACCTGCTCCAATGGCAGCAGGATTACAGCACGTTCATTGCGCAGGCCTACGCACCGCTGGCAGAGAAGGCCATCAAGCAGGCGGCCATCGACCTTGCGGCGGCCTACGGCGGGGCGGTTTTCGACCCACAAAGCGCGATGATCGACAACTTCATCAAGACGCAGGGCGGGAAGCTGATCAAAGAGATCAGCACCGCCCAATTTAACGCCATCAACACGCTCGTGCGGCAGGCCTCGATGACCAGCACCATGACGGTAGACCAGCTCGCCCGTGCGATAAGGCCGTGCATCGGCCTGACGCAGCGGCAGGCGGCGGCGACCAAGCATTTCTACGACAGCCTGATCGAGCAGGGCTACAGCCCGAACGACGCGCTTAAAAAGCAAGCGCTCTATGCTGAAAAGATGCACCGGCGCAGGGCGGCCACCATCGCACAAACCGAAATAGCCTTCGCCTACAACGCCGGGGCGGATGCGGTCATTCAGGAGAACATCAAAAACGGCTACTTCCAGCCCACGGTCACCAAGCGCTGGATGACGGCCTTCGACGAGCGCGTTTGCGACGTCTGCGGCAAGCTGGACAACCAGAGCGTCGCGCTGGATGACGCCTTTTTTAATGGCGTTAAACTGCCGCCAGCGCACCCATTATGCCGTTGCACCGTCGCCTACGACAATATCATTGTCGTGCCGCAAGCCGCCCCGCAGCCCGCAGCACAGCCCGCAGCGCAGGCACAACCCAACGCAGCGCAGCCGACCGCGCAGCCGCAGGACAACTACACGCCGCCGAGCATCCCCGACGCGCCGGAGCTGAACGACCTGAAATACAAGGGCAGCACACAGCTCGGCACCGGCGAGATGCACCAGTACACGGACAAAGACGGGCAAGAGTGGATCTTCAAACCCGCGCAGAGCAAGGGCGGCAAACCGGAGGCGTTCAGGGCTTACGTGCAAGAGGCCGGTTACAAGGTACAGAGCATCGTCGACCCGCAATCGGCTGTACCTTGCGGAACGACGACGCTCGACACCCCGAACGGGAAGAAGTTCGGCGCGGCACAGCTCAAGGTCACAGGCACCGACCCGAATTTCAACCTCAAGGACTGGCAGAACGGCGGCCCGAACCCGGCCAAAGAGATCATCACGCAGATGCAGCGCGAGAACGTGACCGACTGGCTGCTCTGCAACTACGACAGCCACGGCGGAAACTTCATCCTCGACGACGCCACCGGAACCCTCATCGGCGTGGACAAAGAGCAGGCATTCAGGTACATCGGTAAGGCCGACGCCAAGGCCATGAGCCTCGACTTCCACCCGAACGCCGTCTACGGCGAGAAGGAGCCAATCTATAACACGCTTTACCGCAAGTTCGCGAAGGGCGAGATCGAGATCGATCTGAACGATGTTCTGCCCTACATCAAGCGCGTTGAGGCCGTACCGGATGCGGCGTACCGGGAGATATTCAGGGAATACGCCGAATCGCTTCACGGCAAAGGATACAAGGCCGAACAACTGCTCGACCAGATCGTCGAGCGCAAGAAAAACCTGCGTTCGACGTTCGAGGGCTTCTACAGCGACATACTCTCGCAGCGCAAAGGGAAGCCGATGACCTTCCAGTTCGTGGATAACGTTGCGGCCACGACCGCGCAGCCGTTACAGGCCACCACCATGTCGAGCAAGGCGCTCTCAAGCATGTCCCTGCAAGACATAAAGGCCATCGCACAAAAGCAGGGCATCAAGTACGCCTACAACATGAACAAGACGCAGCTCATCGACGCGATCACCGATCCGACGAAGACGGAGCAGATCGTCGCAGACGCCAAGGCTCGCGCCTACGGCATCGGTACCACCCCGCGCAAGCCGAAGGTCCCCACACCGGCAGCGACGGCCACAACCGGAGCAAAGGCCAAGATCGAAGGAATCACGCAGCTCAGCGAGGCGATGGACGACTTCGACGCCGTTCTTGACAAGGCAGGCGCGCGCGGCGTATCATTGATCTCTGACAAGACCGCGCTGGAAGGGATGCAGACCACGCTCCGCAAGGTAACGATCGACGGGAAAGAGGCTTACGAGCTAAGCGGAAAGCTCACCAACCCCCGCTGGATGCAGGCGAACAAGGACATCATCATGTCCAACAGCAACAACGGGAGCTGGGGATTCCAGCAGGTTACCGGGCAGATCGACTTCACCAAACCGGCGCTTGAGTTCACCAGCTCATACACGCAACGGTACAACATACCGACCCGGTACATCCGAATCGGAGACGACGTCCTCGTCATCACCGGCAAGGATTGCGAGAGCAGCGCCCGCGCCATGATGGGCGAGTTCAACATCAGGATATACGCATCGAACGGCAAAGAGGCGGCGCAGAAGGCCCGCGCGCTCCTTTCGCAGGTAAAGCTCGACGACATCATCGAAGACGTTGAGCCGATAAGCCTCGACCGCTACAAAAAGATGCGCCTGATCTGGCAGAACGACCCGCAGCTTGCGGCCAAGCTCGACCCGGTAAAAAGCAGCGACGCCGACATCCAGGGCGCGCTGCAAAAGCTCGGAATCACGCAGGCCCGCGTAGACAAGGCGCGGCTCGTCAAGGTTACGGACGATTACTTCACGCTGATCGATGAAGCGAACGAGCAGATCGCCAAGCAGAGGGGCGTCGCCTACATATGGTCGGGCGTCCCGAACAAGCAGAGCGCAGTTGCGATCATTGAGAGCGGAGAGCTGATGTCCTCGACGCAGCGGCTCAAGCGCGGCATCTTCGGGAGCGGCGCTTCGGTTGCGGAGGACATCCGAACGGGCGGCGCGGACAACGTCTTCACCCGAGCAGCCATGCAAAACAACGTCGGCAAGCAGCAATTCAACGACAGCTTCGCGCACGGCGACTACCAGTTCCTATTCGACAAGAAGGTGCTGACGCGCACGGACTGGTACGCCTACGCCTCCGACGAATTTGGCACCACGGAAATCGGCAAGTTCGACCGGCGACGCTCGGTCGACTTCCATTTCGAGGTGCTTAACCGGAGCTACCGAAGCTCGAACGAGGTTATGTTCCGCAAGAGCCTGCCGCTCACCAACCTGCAGGAGATCAGATGCCCAAGCGCAGCGAAGAAACAGGAGCTTATTAGCGAGCTGAACAGCCGGGGCATCACGAAGATCAACGGCGTCGCGCTGCAAGACCTTATCAAGATTGGAGTGAGGTTGTGATGCTTAACCCGCGAACGGTTTACGCCGTGCGATTTAAGGGCAACCCCCTATTCGATCTTGCGATCATGGCCTGCATCAAGGACAAGCAGCTCTGCTACTACGACTTCAATCGCGGCCACATGCTCGAAGGCCGGGTGATTCGCAACCTCAATGACGGCATCATATTCAAGAGCAAGGCGCGCGGCGTCATAACCCTTACACCCCTGACGTTAAACGAGTTTAACGAGCAGATAAGGCCGTCTCTCGTACCCCGGCTAAGTGATATGCTTATTGACCTTGACGACGTCTACTCGTGGTACCGGAGGCTCGCCAACGTCACATGACCACGCCCGCGCACCGGGCGACAACCGCATCCCTCGACCCCGAAACGGGGCGAGGGAATTTTCTTTTGGAGGGTTGATGCCCATGAAGCATTCGTTTGATGACCTATACCGCAAGCGGGCGCGGGCGCGTGACGAGCCTAAGCCTGTTGGGAAAGGCCTGTTTACCGTCAAAAAGGCCGACGAAGAACGGCACATGGTTTTCGGTTGGGCCTCGATTGCCGCGCTGCCGGACGGGAGCGCAGTTCAGGACTACCAGCAAGACATCATCGACATTGATGAGCTGGAAAACGCCGTTTACGAGTACGTCATCCTCTACCGCGACGGCGGGGAGATGCACGAGCGCGGCGGTGTCGCCGTCGTGATCGAGAGCTGCGTGTTCACGGAGGCCAAGATGGAAGCAATGGGGATCCCGGAAGGGACGCTGCCCTACGGCTGGTGGATTGGCCTGAAAATCACAGACGACGACGTCTGGGAGCGGGTCAAGAACGGCACCTACCGCATGTTCTCCATCGAAGGCGAAGCGGTCAGGCAGGAAGTTGACACCGGCGAGGAAGGAGGAACCGATGAATGAACAAGCCCACCATTCTACGCAACCTGAAAATCCGCAAGGTTGACCTCGTTGACCAAGGCGCGAACCAACACGCGCACATCCAACTTGCGAAGCGCAACGGTGAAGACACGACCCCCGGCCAGCCAACGCCCGATGAAAGGGCGTTTTTTGAGCGTCTTGGGGCGTTCATCGCCAAGATGTTCACGGCGCAGGCGCAGCCGACCACCGAACCCATCGCAAAGGACGCCAAGACCTTCGATGAGGTGGACAGTACGCGCGACATCTGCGAAGCGATGTGGCGCATCCTTGATTCCCTGCACGAGAGCATCCGCGCCATCATTGACGACGACGAAGTGGACGGCGCGAAGAAGGCCGAAATGATCTCGCTGACGGCAGACCAAGCCGCCGCCGCGATCAAGGCCGACATCGCGAGCGTCTTCTCCAAGGTCGTCTCGAAAACCGAACCCGCGCCGGAACCCGCCGCTACGCCCCCCACGCCCCCCGCACCTGAACAACCTTTGCAGAAGAAAGGAGAACCTGACATGATTTTCGACACCAGCAAGATGACCCCCGAAGAAAAAGCGACCTTTGAAGACCTCGCCAAGCGCTACGCGATCGAACCGGCCACGCCCGCCGCGCCCGCCGCGCCTGTGGAGAAGGCCGCGCCGCCCGCCGAACCGGAGGCCGACGACGTTTACAAGGGACTGCATCCCACCGTCAAGGCCGAGCTGGAAAATCTGCGGAAGTTCCGCGAGGAATCCGAAATGCGCGAGCTGACAGAGGTCGCCAAGAAGTACACCCTGCTCGGTAAGAAGCCGGAGGAACTGGCGCCGGTACTCAAATCCCTCAAGGACGCGGGCGGCACGGCCTACGCCGACATGATCTCCATTCTCGACAGCAATCTCGAGGCCGTCGAGAAGTCCGGCGTGTTCGGTGAGATCGGCAAGCGCGGCGGCACCGTCTCCGCCGATGGCGCGTGGGCGAAGATCGAGGCGGCGGCGACCGAGATCAGGAAGTCCAAGCCCGACCTGAGCTGGGCCGAAGCCATCGACACGGCCTGCATGCAGCACCCCGAACTCGTGGTCGAGTACGAAAAGGAGTAAAAAACCATGACTTACCTCAATCACGCTATCAACGATAGCCCCACCATCCACGGCAAAGCCGGTATGCCTCTCGTCCACCCGGCGATGACGGCAGTCAAATTCGCCAACGGGAAGTTTGTGCTTCCCGACCCCGGTGACCCCGCCATCGGCATTGTGCTGGCGAGCGCGGAAGACGTTCTGCTGCTGGACGCCGAGATGGACGTGCAGATCAAAGACATCTGCTACTGGATCGCGGGCGGCCTCGTACACGCGGGTTCCGAGCTGACCACAGGCTTGGGCGGCCTTGCTGTTGTGGCTCAGGCCGGAACCTTTATCATGGCCGTGGCCCTCGAAGATGGCGTACAGGGCCAGCCCGTCCTCGTCCAGATCGTCAAGGCTGGCTATAAGACCGCTGGCGTCATCACCCCGGTCACGCTCGCAGACTGCGCCGACGTCAACATCACCCAGAACCAGCTTGCGGACGGTCAGGCTCTGATCTACGACGCCACCGCTCAGAAGTGGGTCAACGGGAACCAGAACCTTGCCAACCTCGCCGATGTCGCCATTGACGCCCAGACGCTTGCGGACGGGCAGGTCATCACCTACGACGCGGCGACGCAGAAGTATGGCAACGAGGACATCCCGGCCATCGGCCTGAACGACCTGACCGACGTTGAGCTGACCGCGCCGATCAACGATGACGACGTCATCGCCTACGACACCACCGCCGCCAAGTTCATCAATCAGGCGCAGACCTGATGACGGCTGACCGGAGCGAAAGGAGAAAAGGCAAATGAACAGAACCACCAACGAATCCATCCTCAGCCACATCGCGAAGGGATGGCAGCCGAACCACTACCTGACGAACATGTCCGTTGCGCACTTCCAGCCCGACGACTGGTTCGTCTCGCCGTTCATCTTCCCCATCCTGCCGGTGACGCTTTCCACCGGGTACTACTACAAGTTCAACAAGGGCGACATAGCCCGCGACGACGTGCGCCGCAAACCCGCATTCGGCAAGGTGCAGCCGGTCGTCTTCGGCACCGACAAAGAGCTTTATGCTTGCGAAGTGGATCAGGTCATCATCGGCATCGACCAGATCAGCGCTCTGGACTACCAGCGCGCGGGTACGCCGGGCATCAGCGATCCCCGGCGCGCGAAGGTTCGCCTCGCCACCGAGAAGATGAAGATCCACATGGACAAGACCTTTGCCGACGCTTTCTTCCGGGCCGGAGCTTGGACGAATGAGTGGGCAGGCGTCGCCAACAACCCCGGCGCGAAGCAGTTCTTCAAGTTCAACGACGCCAACTTCGACCCCGTCACCTTCTTCGGCGCGCGCCGCACCGAAATGATGCAGCAGGGCCGCAGGAAGCCGAACGTCCTCGCGCTGGGCGTCGAAGCCTACGAAGGCTTGAAGACCAACCCGGACATCCTCGAGCGCGTGAAGTACAGCGGCAGCACAGCGAACCCGGCGACCGTCAACACCAACGTGCTCGCGCAGCTCCTTGAGATCGACCGCGTGGTCGTACTTAACAGCGTCTACAACGCCGCCCCGCTTGGCGCGGAAAACATGCAGTTCGTTTGCGACAGCAAGGGCGCCCTGCTCTGCTACGCGAACCCGAACCCGGCGATCGACGACGTGACAGCGGGCTACACCTTCACGTGGGACATGCTCGGCAATGGCCAGTACCTTGCGTTCGACCAGTTCGAAGGCGAGGGCGGTACTCACACCGAGTACATCGAGGGCCTGATTTCCTCGACGCCGAAGAAGGTCTGCGACGAGCTGGGCGTATATCTCAGGGATTGCGTCTAACTCACCCGCACCCGCAACGCGCTATAAGCGCAGCCGCATGTGTTCACCTCCCCACATGGGCGACGCGCTCGCCCGGAGGCCGCCTGACCACCGGCCTCCGGGTGCAAAGCGCGTCTAACGTTGCTTTTCCAAGATCAAACGGAAAGGAGGAAGCGTCATGAAGCTCTATACCTGCGCAAAACCCTGCACCATCGGCGGCAAGCGCTTTATCATCGGCGACACCATCCCCGGCGATCTGGTCGCACCGGAGCGCGAAAAGGCCCTCGTGAGCTACGGCATTATCGC